GTGATAGACCCGACACACTATCTTACAGACTCTATGGAACAACCGATTACTACTGGACATTCTTTTTGATGAATGACTCAATACGTTCGTCTGGTTGGCCCGTAGTACAACATCAAGTGTTGGATGCTATAAAGGCAAAGTATCCGTACCGCATCGTGACTACCAACACTGACATATCAAACTCCTTTCCTGTAGGACAGGTTGTTACTGGTACACAGAGTGGTACAGTAGGACGTGTGGTTAGACGTATCCCAGACCTTGGTCAACTAGTGATTGACACTTCCTTGACCCCTGGCGCTCTCTTTGGTAAGTTACCAAATCTAGAAAACTTCGGTCAGAACGAAACCTTAATTTACACATCCGCAGAGGGTGAGGTTTTTACTGCTACACTGATTAAAGAGTCAAAACAATATGATGCTGTTCATCACTACGAAGACGCTAAGGGTCTTTATCAGGATGTTCCGTTATACGACTTCGGTAATATTGGAAACCTAACAGCAGTGACATATCGTGAACGTGTAGAACGAAAACAGGATGACTTGAAACAAATTATTATATTGAAACCAAGTGTAATCGAAAAAGTTGTGTCAGAGTTTAATAATTTCCATAAAGGTGTCTAATGAAGACCTCGAAGTCTCAACAGTATAAAATTATTGAAGCACTAATCACCGCTGATCGTTTTGGGGGCGGAGATGTTTCATCCTTTGACGTAAAGACTTCTGTTGTGGAACTTAGTTTATTCGAAAGTTTAGATAAACCTTATCTATCAGGTCAGGTTGTCCTTCTTGATGATAAAGCGTTATTCGACACAATATCCTTTCAAGGAACCGAGAGATTGTCGATTAAGATGTCCTCGGTTGATAACAATCTTGATGTGGTCATGGAACGTACATTCATTATGACAGGTATCGAACGTTCTATTAAGTCTAACGATAATGGAAAGTCTAGTGTACTCTTGTTTACATTATTAGATGAACACGCATTTCTATCGTCTCTCAAGAAAATCAGCAAATCATTCAATGGTCGTATTGATGAAATCTTAATTAAGATGCTTGCAACAGAGATGGGTCTTGACATTGACTTATCGTATCTATTCTTACCTAATGGAAAACGAAACCTTCCGTTACAATCAAATATGAAAGGTATCATTCCTAATCTGACACCAATTGATGCAGTAGATTGGTTGACCAAACGTGCGACCACAGTCACAGGTTCGCCATTCTTTACATATGCATCAATGCATGATAAAAATTTAAGACTGGGTAATCTAGATGCGATGTTGTCACAAAAGGCGTTCAACTCAAAGTTACCTTATGTGTATAATCCAGCAAACATTGCTGGCGCAGAAGACCAGACAGAGTTTGAGAAGACCTTCACGATTAAGGCGCTCATGGTATCAAAACAAGCAAATACTCTAAACTTGATTCAACAGGGCGCAATTGCTTCTACTATGCAGAATACCAATATTAATACTGGTAGGATATCCAAGAGTAAACACTCAATAAAAAATGTTCTAGATAATCTAGAACAACATAGTTTTATTGGTGCAAATCAGAACGTGTTTGATGCAGAGATGAAGATAGGTGACAAGATTATAGATGAACACAGTTCTCATGTCTACCATACTGTCACTTCTTCGGGTACTTACGGTAGATTTAAGTCGTACCACGATGAATACGATGGAACAAAACTTAAAAAGAAATTAGAACGAAGGTCAGTACTGAATCATTTGTATAAAAATATGTTAAATGTGGTTGTCGAAGGTGCTGGTTTCATCATCTCAAAAGCTGGTGTTGGTGATATAGTTAATCTAAAAATCGTGAATGATAATATTGAACAATCTAAAATTGCATCACCAGACGATTTGGTAGATAAGGCGAAGTCAGGTGATTTTATTATCTATGATACAAGACACACATTCCAAGGGACACAACACACCGTGTCGATGAATGTTTGTAAACTGGAGAAACTTCCATAATGAATCCAATTCTATCTGAGTTCTATGGTGATAACACACGATGGTTCGTTGCAACTGTGATTGATGCATCACCCCCATATGGTTATGAGGGACGAGTGAAGATTCGTGTTCACGGATTACACACAGAATCCACCCGACTAATTCCTCAGTCCGATCTACCTTGGGCACAATGCATGGTTCCTACTACCGAAGGCGGTGCATCTGGTATCGGACGAATGCCACAACTACAACCAAGTGCATTGGTATTTGGTATGTTTATGGATGGAGTAAACTCACAGACACCTATTATACTTGGTTCACTTCCACATATCGAATATCCTACTACAGTACAAATAGGTCAAACAGAAGTCTCCTTGGATGCAGATAACAAACCAGAAGTTGTTTGGGATAATGTTGCGACAGAATCCTCACCCAAAAACATCGATATACAAAACGAAACAACTGGTGACATCTCTTTGCTTGTAAAACAAAATAGGGAAAAGACTGCGGTATCGTTCTTCTTAAATCTAGGTTATTCGGTTAAACAATCTATAGGTTTAACTGCTGCACTCAGTTTTGTTTCTGGTTTTAAGACAGGTGTTAGTTCAGATTCAAATGGGATAGGGGCATTCACGAAACTCCGATACTCAGAGTTACAAAAATTCTCTAACGATTATAACGAATTTTTGATTCAGTTATCCTTTGTCGCATTTGAATTAAATGGTACACAATCTAGTACAAACATTAGACTTCTCAACTCAGATAAACTTGAGAATAAAGGTATATGTTACATAGTCAGTAAGTACTACTTGGGCAAACCAGACAGTGTATCAATCAAAGAGATTGAAAGAAATGCACTTAACTTAGTAGATAGGATTTCATAATGTCACTTGATAAAACAAATTTGAATGTTAATCTCGGTTCCGAGAACAGAAAGAAACATAGTCTAGAGGCGACACATCTTCGTTCTAGTAGAAGGGCAATCGAAGAACGTTTTGCGAAACGTAATACTATCATTGGTCAAGAAAATGGTCTAGAAGTCGCTGGTATAAAGACACTAGGTCAATCTACAAACTCTTCGGAAGAGGTTATCAACAGTTCGGTAGGACAGTTCACCGACAACATTAATGGAATTACTGGTATACAGGGGAATAACACATCAACAACAAGTGATACTGTACTCGACTCAGATGGTAATTTTCTTCGTTTGAAAGTGCCAACTGACTCGGATGGTAGTCTAGTGGAGAAAACTCAAACAATAGACTCTGATGGTTCTGGTAATCTTACGATAACCCAGAGTGCTGGTCGTGATATAACCGACCCCGCTCGTTCGTTTGGTTCTAAGACAACATCTGTTACATCATTAACAGGACTTCCAGCACTTAAAGCGACCAACCCGACTTCTGCACTTGCGGTTGTGTGTGATGGTACTGCGGAGAGTATTGCAAAATGTCAAGGTATTGCGGAGAATAAGAAATCGTTAGACTTCGCAGAAATAGAAACCTTCACGAATATTACCGAAGCACTGAGACCTCCTAGTTCTATTGGCGGTAATTTCCTGTCTAGACCTTCCATGAGTAATCTAAAGTTTTCGGGTAATCTGGCGAACACATTAAGTTCGATTGCACCCATTGCAGCTATAAATGATGCAGTTTCAACTGTAACTGATGCAATTGATGAAGCACAAGCATTGCCTGGCAAGTTGATTCAGAAAGCGACAGACTCTGTTGTAAATTCCACTAACCTAGATGGACTGACCGATAAAAAACAGGGACTTAAATCCGAAATACCAGAGTTGGGTACTGCCGCTGGTATTGTAGATACTGATGTGAAAAATGTTTCTAGTTCGTTAGATAAATTTAAGGAAGGAGCGGATAACTTCAACACTGGTTTTGATGGTAGAAGTAATAGGGGTTTGTCTGGTGTTCTACAAAATGTTGCAGAATCACTAACTGGTGCTGCATCATCTTTCATTGAGAATCTGGTTCCTGGCGGGATATCATCATCAGAACAAGAACGAATTGCGATACTGGAACAGTTTAATTCGGGTAATAGTAAGGATAAGAAGGAGGGTGTTAAGACTCTTGTGTCCAAGTCACCTAATGTATCAGACCGCATGAAAGAAGTTCTTGGTGATGACCCTAATACTTCTACTACCTTAGATATGCAAATAAAGATGCAAGAGGAAGCGAGAAGACGAGGTATCCCAGAATCAGAGATTGCGATTGCGGTACAAGAAATATCATCTATTGAACAACAGATGAGTGATTTGGATACTACCATTAGTGGTTCCTTTGTTGTTAGTGCTAACTTGTTTGATGTTGCAGAACCAATTGATCAGTCAGCGAAATGGAGTGGCAAGAGTAGTCCAGATGATATGTTCACTATGGTATCATCTGTCGAGGAACTTGATGCGGAATTTGGTAATGTCTTCCGTCAAATCACAGAGTTGGTTATCCATGCAACCGAGACATACACCAATAAAGATATAGGTGCGGTTGAGATAAATAACCTACAAGTAGAGTTGGGACATGAGGGTATTGGATACCATTATGTGATTCGTAGAGATGGTAGACTGCAACGTGGTAGACCAGTTAACCGTATCGGTGAACACGCTGTGGTCAATGGCCATGATACATACTCTATAGGTATTGCAATGGTGGGTGGACTGAATGTTTCTTCGGGTGATAACAACCCTACAGACTATAGGTCTGCACAATCGTTTACTAGAGAACAGTTTACCACATTAGAAAAGTTTGTCAATAGTTATTATCGTAGATATCCAGGCGGACAAGTGTTTGGACACAACGACATTGATGCAAGTGAATTTGACCCATACTTTGATGTACAGGATTATATTGAGTCGGTATTCAGAAAAGAGAATAAAATAGGTGACCCATTAAATTCTGCGCCATTGAGTCCATCGGAGATGAATAAGTGACAACTAAGAAAGACAATTTTGACCTAAGAGTCGATAAGATCGGTGAAGGTACAGAGAATACTCTGGGTGTTCCTAGTGATGGAATGCAAGACCCTACTGGTGAGTACCCCAAACGTGAGTATAACTATGGGTCATCAATCAATAAGGCATCTCGTGGTTCCAAGACGAATAACCTCTATGTTGGGGGTGGTGACATTGGTGTATCTTTGGGGATACAGTCACAACGTCCTTCCGAATATCCGTTCAACCAAGTACAGGAAACTGTGTCGGGTCATGTAATCGAACAGGATGACACGCCTGGCGGTGAACGAGTACTGATCAAACATCGTACAGGTGCGGGTGTGGAGATGAGGGCAGATGGTTCTGTTATCATTTCCGCAGTAAACAACAAGGTCGAAGTGACTGGTGGTGACCAGACTGTCATCATTGAGGGTAATGGTAATCTCGTGTATCAAGGTAACTTGAACATGAAGGTGACTGGTGACTACAATGTTGACGTGGGTGGTAACTACAATGTCAATGTTGGTGGTAGTCTACGTGAAGAGATTCAACAGAATCATCGAACCATCACAACAGGTAATCGTGAAGAGACTGTTAAGAAGACCAAGACAAACAGAACCTTGAGTACCGTTACAGATGTTATGTTAGCAGACCACAATCAGTTTGTCAAGTTAGACCAAAAGAATTTTGTTGAGGGTAATATTGAGATTGCTGCGGAGGACAATATCCTCGTGTCAGGTAAGGAAGCAGTTGCAATCACGAGTAAGAATGCAAACATCACTGGTGCGAAGTATGTTTCTGTTATGGGACAAAAGGGTGCAATCGGTGGTAGAATGGTTGACTTTACAGGTAACGTATTCCAAGGTGGCGAAGGCCCTGTTGAGTTTAACTCAGGTGCGAACTTCTATGGTACGTTCTTTGGTAAGGCGTCTGAAGCATGGAAAGCGAATAACGCAAACTTCGCTGATCTTTCACTTAGGTCATACTATGCACAGAATGCAAAAGCTGCGAAGACCGCAGTAACCGCTGGTACTGCTGCGGTGGGTTCGGCAACATTCACACCACCCGACCTGTTAAGTGCAAGTACACATACTCCTATATTTGCAGAGGAATTTCAATATCCGAGTTCGGGTCTTGGTCAAGCACAAATTACTGGTGAGTGGGTAATAGGTCAAGCGGTCAATGGTGACTATGCAATCAGAACAGTTGTGGTTGATGGTGGAGATGTATTATTGACCAAAACCCTGTTATCAGATGACTATAAAAACGTATTCGATAAGATTCCGACAACCCAAGAGATTCGTTCTGCGTTTCGAAACTCGGCATCTCGTAATACTATTGGTTCGACTCTTGTTGCAGAAGAAAGACTCAATCCACAATATAAAACAAAGACTCCACCATCAGTTGGTAGGACTGCGAAGAAATCCGCTTCATCTAGATTTGGATTTGAACCTATTGGTAATGCAATTGAGAATAGAGGAAAGAGATTTACGCCATGATTATATTAGTTGACCCAGTATACAATCCAGCGAAACAGGGTGCGATAACATCTGCAACCAAGTTAGGGCCTGGCATCACGATTGCAAAGTTCCTTGGTGCGTATGGTGACCGAACTCCGTTCAACCATGTCGTAACCAATACCGAGAGACAGAAAATCGCAAGACACTTATACCTACAAGCTGAAGCGATGAGAATCATCAATGGTAATACCAAGAACTTTAATGATGTTCGTTTGATTGTCTCTGAAGGAATCTATCAGATGAGAGAACCAGACGTGAATGATGAAACTATGCAGAAGAAGTCTGATGGTAGATTGGTGTATTATCAAGTAGTAGATCAAGAAGGTAATATTGACCTAGAAAGAACATTCGATGTTGCAGAGTATTGGAAGGATTATGTCAAGTTTGGTAAGTTGTATCTTGACTATGATAACTATAATCCAGACGAAAGTCTTTGTGCATCAATAGGATTAGAGTTTCCGAACACCCCCGAATCATTTGATATTGAGTTCGCTGGGGATGTAGAAACTTATTATAATAATGAGTTAATGAGTGAAGATGAATTAGTAGAAATTAAAGAAACCGAGTAAAAAAGGTTATAAATAGAAGTATGGCGATACGAAGAGCATTTGCACAAGAAGACAACAACCTCCAAACCTCGTCAATATCGAGTAGTCGTGAACGACAGTACAAAGATATTGATTTGACACTTGCGATTAAACCTACTAGTGGTGAAGTCTACAAGAAGTCAAATGGGGGTGCGGTTAAACAGGCTGTCAAGACTTTAATCCTTACAAATTTGTTGGAGAAACCATTTCGTCCAGACTTTGGTGGAAACTTGAGAGGACAATTGTTTGAGTTGGCGGATGGAGGCGGGTCTGCCTCACTAAAAAGAAATATCATAGATAATATAGAAATCTATGAACCAAGAGCAGAAGTCTTATCTGTTGATGTTAATCTTCAACCCGATAGAAACACATTAGAAGTAACATTAAAATTCAAAGTAGTTAACACAGAAGAAGAGACCACGTTCACTACCACACTTGCAAGGTTAAGATAAAATGGCAACAACAATAAAATCAACCTCATTAGACTTTGATGCAATTAAGAACAACTTAAAAACGTTCCTTGCACAGAAAGAAGAATTTTCGGATTACAACTTCGAAGCGTCTGGTTTGTCAAACATTCTAGATGTTCTTGCCTATAATACGCACTATAACGGATTGATCGCTAATTTCGCATTGAACGAATCTTTCCTTGGAACCGCACAACTTCGTAGTTCACTGATTTCTCTTTCAGAGGGTATCGGTTACATCCCAGATAGTATGACATCATCTCAGGCGATTGTCAAGTTATCTTTGAATCTTTCTGGTGTTACTGACCGTACCTCAACCATACAGATACCTTCGGGATATAAGTTTAATACAACTGTGGATGATAAGGAATTTGTGTTCCAGACATTAGAGGACATATCTGCGGAGGATAATGGTTCGGGTCTGTATGAATTTAGAGATGCGAGTGGTAGCAATAGTATTAAGATTTTCGAAGGTACTGAGAGAGTCAAAACTTTCTTAGTGCATCGTGCAGAAGACAATGCAGTTTATATTGTTCCTGATGCGACTATGGATATAGATACTGCGATTGTTCGTGTGTTTCAAACAGCATCAGGTTCAGTCTTCACACCATATACAAGTATATTGAAGGCGAACACAATTAATGCAAACTCCACACTGTACATCTTAAAAGAATCACCTAATGGTTTCTATGAGTTGTCATTTGGTAATGGTTCTACTTTGGGTGATGCACCCAAGACAGGTTCAAAGGTTACACTAACTTACCTTGCAGTAAGTGGCGAAGACTCTAACACTGCGAAAGTGTTTGAAGCGCAGTCTGGTGTTAGTGTTTCTGGTACTTCATATGACATGAGTGTATCGACAGTCTCTAACGCAGTTGGTGGTTCGGCAAAAGAAACGAATGAATCTATCCGACAAACTGCACCATTCCAGTATGCAACTCAGAATCGAATGGTAACCGCTGTAGATTACTCTACTTTGGTATTGAGAAATTTCTCAACACTAATCAAGGATATGCAGTCCTTTGGGGGTGAAGATGCGCTTGAACCAGAATTTGGTACAGTGTTCCTATCCATCCTATTTAATGCAGATGTTGATGCAGTGACCGAACAGGTAACTAAGGATTCTATTATCGATTTAGCAAAACAATTATCGGTTGCATCATTTAATGTTAAGTTCACCGACCCTGTTAAGACATTTATTGAGACTAGAACATTCTTCCAGTTTAACCCAAACTTGACCACTTTGTCAAGGAATACTATTCAAGATACAGTAAACAATACAATTAAAACTTATTTTGATGACAATACAGGTAAGTTCGGACAATCATATAGACGTTCTAATCTGTTATCATTGATTGATGACGTAAGTCCTGCTATCCTTTCTTCTCGTTCAGAAACATTTGTCCAGAGACGATTCTCACCAATTTTGACTAGTGTGGGAGATCATACATTACGATATGTTGTCCCTTTAGCATCACCCGATGATGTTAATCACATCATAACATCAAATCAGTTCACACTAAAGAATAAAACTTGTGTCCTAAGAAACAAACTAAATAGTAATAAATTAGAAGTGTTTAATACTGAGGATAGTGAAGTTCTTGTTGACAATGTGGGTTCTTATACTGGTGATACAGTAAGTATTGTTGGTCTTCAGATAGACAACTTTATTGGTTCGGAAACTACTATTAAGTTAAGTGCAAAACCAGCCAATGAAAGTGCAGTTACACCATTTAGACAGGATATTGTTGAGTTCGACACATCACAATCATTCTCACGTATCGTTGACGTTGAATCTGGAGTTACTAACTAATGAGTAACAGAAATGATGTTACTTTAACCGACCTCGACCGAAGGGAACTCACTTTTATTGATCATAAAGTTGAGGACATCCTTCCAGAGTTCTTTAGTACTGAATACCCCAAACTCATCTCGCTGTTAAAAGAGTATTATGGGTTCGAACAGGATGACTTATCTCCGTCAAAACTCGTACACGAATTATTCTACAGTAGAGACATTACACAGACAGATATAAATCTTCTATCATTTATTGAAGATGAATTACTGTTGGGTCAATCTTACTTTGAGGGATTCAAAGACAAACGTGCTGCAGCAAAATATTCGAATCAGTTGTATCGTTCAAAGGGAACTAAATTCTCTATTGAACAGTTCTTCCGAACGTTTTTTGATGTTGACCCCTCAATAGAGTATACTAAAAACCAAGTATTCAAGGTTGGTGAAACTGGTTCTGAGATTGGATTCAACTCACAAAAATATCTGACTAATGATAAATTATTTCAGACATTTGCGATTCTAATCAAGACTGATATATCACAGTCAGAATGGTTAGAACCATACAAATTATTTACACATCCAGCTGGGATGTTCATTGGTTCGGAAGTTCAGATTATGTCGGTCGTGACAGATACCGTGACCGCACCACAAGTTATATTAGAAAATCCAGCACCCATTGCGGTTCATTCTGCCGCAGGGTTTTTAGATCAAGGAGTTACAGATTTGACCGCTATTGTGGATGACCTATATACTGATTCAGCGGGTGTTTATAGTCGTATCAATGCGGAGTTCAACTCACTTGAAGACTTCTCTCTACAACAGATACAGACAATCAATAATCAGTACTCATCTTTGCGTGAGGCACAGATTGCGGGTTCACCAACATTCGATGATTCGGATGAAGTTGGAACCAATGGTATGGACTTGAGTAACAACTTTGCATTCGAAACACTCGACCAACAGAAACACGAATGGTGGAGTGCAGACTCAGATCAATACCTAAAAAGTTTTACATTATAACATATAAACCTTATAAATAGTTAAATAACAAACGGACTATAAAATGGCACAACAGACATTAAACAGGGGAACAACAGCAAACGATGGTACAGGTGATACCCTTCGTGTTGCTGCCCAAAAAATAAACGAGAACTTTACAGAACTCTACACGTCTGTTGGTGGTGACTCTTCGACTGTGACACTCAGCCAGTTGGGTGTGGTGTTCGAAGGTCAGGCTGAAGATGTACATGAAACTACATTGCTTGCGGTGGAACCTACCGCTGATAACAATGTATATCTTCCCAATGATAGCGGAACACTGGTTCTGGACAGTTCTTCTCAAACACTGTCTAATAAGACTCTTCTTGTTCCCACAATGACAACCCCGAAGATTCAGGATGCCAATGCCAGTCACACTTACAACATAACAGTTGGTAACATCACTGCGAATCGTAACATTGCGCTTCCTGTATTGGGTGCGGGTGATACCTTTGTATTTGCAAACCACGTTGAAACTTTATCAAACAAAACATTACTTACCCCAACAATTAAGAATCCAACTCTGGGTGGTTTAGATGGTGGTGCATCGTTACTAGATAGTTCAAGTAATGAATATCTCAAGTTTGCTAATGTTTCGAGTGCGGTCAACCATGTTGAGATTTCAAACTCTGCAACAGGTAATAGCCCATCTATAGATGTACAGGGTGGGGACACTAATATCAGTCTTGAATTATCTGCGAAAGGTACAGGTGGTGTCGAGATTAAGAACAAATTAGTTCTAGAGAAGGGAACAGATGTTTCCACAACAAGTGCGGTAGACTTAACCGAACCACTGACGGTATTTAACTCAGGTAGTTTGATTCTTCCTACTATTGCTGATGGCGCAATCCAAGGTGAGATGAAGACTTTCATGAATATCGCTGCGGGTGAGGCAAGATTGACTACAGGTTCAACATCAAATATTTATGGTGTGGGTAACAATGGTCATGTCTCGTTTGGTCAGGGTGATGGATGCATTCTTGTATGGAACTCAACGGCAAGTAAATGGTTTTTCGTATCTAATAACGGTACAACAATAGGATAACATAGAAAATGGCGATTATTACAAACCCAATTAAAAAGCAGGTAATTCAAAATCTGAAGGATGATATAGATTCTTCGGGTACGCACTACTATGCGGTGATTGGTCGCTCTGAAGATTGGAACGATTCGGACATTGCACCGGCTCCACTAAACACTGCAAGAGAAGAAAGAGACTTTCGTCTTGGATTACAGTCTGCGAAAAAGGTAGTTGACCTTTCGTTTGTGGTTCCTCGTTATAACTGGTCATCGGGTTCGATCTATTCCGCATATGATGATGCACAAATTGGTTATCCTACTCAGACATACTATGTCATGAACGACAACAACCAAATTTATATGTGTATCCAACAGGGTAGAAACGCACAGGGTCTGGCACAGGTATCTACAGTTCAACCCACAGGTAATACGGTGGGTACTCCATTTGATACTGCGGATGGTTATATTTGGAAGTTCTTGTACTCCATTGGTGCGTTGGATGCGACCAAGTTCGTTTCTGCAAACTATCTACCAACAAAACTGGTGTTATCCACTGACTCGGATTCTCCTGCTGCTGATATCGAACAACAGGTAGTACAGAACAATGCTATTGCGGGTCAGATTATCGGGTATGCAGTTGACTCAGGTGGTACTGGTTACTCATCATCACCCACTGTATCAATTGTTGGTAATGGAACGAAGGCAAAAGCTGACGCCACCATCTCTGGTGGTCAGGTAGTCAATGTTAAACTAATTGATAGTTCTGGTGCTTATACATTAGGTTCTGGTTATAATTTCGCTGAAGTGGTCATTACAGGTGGTGGTTCACCAACTAAACCCGCTAAAGTACGTGCAATCATTGGAAGTTATGGTGGATTTGGTGCAGACCCAAGAGATGACTTACGTTCTACCGCAATCATGTTGAACAGTAAACCATCTGGTACTGAATCAACCGACTTTATTGTTGGTAACGATTTCCGACAAGTTGGTCTATTGAAGAATCCTAGTGACTCAACTGGTTCTGCATTGTTCACTGCTGATACTGGTATCTGTTTGAAGAAAGTTAATTTCAGTAGTGTGACTCAAGGGTTTACTGCTGATAACAAAATTGTAGGTGGAACTTCAGGTGTTCAAGCGTTTATTGATAAAGTTGACTCTGCAAACATATGGTATCATCAAACATTAGAAACTGGTTTTGGCAACTTCTCTGCTGGTGAAGCGATCACAGAAGTGAGTGGTAATGGAGCTGGTGTATTGAATGCATCGATATCGCCTTATGTGACTCCCGAAGTAGATACCACTACTGGAGAAGTCCTATATATTGATAACCGTGCTTCTGTTACTCGTTCGACAGATCAGACCGAAGATATTAAACTCGTAATCCAAATTTAAGGTAAAACTGATGTCAAAAACATTTACATCCAATGTATTCTCTTCATCATACAAAGACGATTTTGTAGATAGTGATAACTACCACAGACTCCTCTTTAATAGTGGACGATCTCTACAGGCAAGAGAACTTACTCAGTTACAGACTATTATCCAAGAGGAAATAGGAAGATTTGGTCGAAACATTTTTAAGGAAGGCGCTGCAGTAAATCCAGGCGGCCCAACTATTAATAATGATTACGAGTTCATCAAATTAAACACACTGACACACCCCCTACCATCTGACCCACAAACATTGGTCGGAACAGTTCTTACTGGGCCGAACATTGGTGCTGGAAGTGGTATTCAGGTGCGAGTACTTGAGTTTGTTGCTGCTACAAGTAGTGACCCCTCAACTCTTTATGTACAGTACATTAATACTGCATCGGGTGTATCTGGCGAAGAACCTATCCGATTAGCTGCTGGTAATGTGATGACCAATGTGGGCGCATCGGTCACATTACAGGTTGCAAATGCGGTTGGTACAGAACTACCTGTCGGTCGTGGTTGTCAGATTTCAAACGCAGAAGGTGACTTCTTTACTCGTGGACATTTTGTATTTTCAAAGGGTCAGTCAATCATCCTTTCAAAGTACACAAGATATCCAACCAAAGTTGTTGGTTTCAAAGTAACCGAAGACATCGTAACTACCGCAGATACGGATGCATTGTATGATAACCAAGGTGTAACACCAAATTTATCTTCGCCTGGCGCAGATCGTTATCGTATCCAACTTACCTTAACAACCAAAGACCTGATTCAAAGTGATGAAAACTTTGTTTATTACTGTGACGTTCACGAAGGTAATATCGTTGACCAAGTAAAAGGTACTGACGATTACAATAAGATTAACGATGTCTTGGCGACAAGGACTGAAGAAGAGTCTGGTAATTATATTGTTAACCCATTCACCATAGATTTCGAAGATTCTGGTGATAATATTATTGCAACCGTATCTGATGGTGTTGCATATGTGAATGGTTATCGTGGTGCGACCGAGAAACCTACTCCACTTACAATTGCAAAACCTCGTACATCTCAAATAATTCCGAATGAAGTATCTGGTATCTCATATGGTCAGTACTTCATATGTAGTGAACTGAAAGGTCTACTTGATGTTGGGACTTTCGCTGCACAAAACCTATCGACTCATGCGAGTGACCCATCAGGTAGTGTGATTGGTACTGCACGAGTCCGTTTCATTGAAGAAGATGGCGCAAACTTCCGAGTGTATCTATTCGACATCAAGATGAACTCTGGTCAGTCTTTGCGTAATGTTAAGACTGTTGGTACTACCGCAACTAAACGTGCGGTTCTTATTTTAGAGAATAGTAAAGCAGTAATTAAAGAATCACAAAAAACTAATTTGGTATATCCATTACCGCAGGCACGACCCAAGTCACTTACTGACTTCGACTTCGAGGTACAACGTGTTGTAACTGGTACTGCAAGTGGTGCCTCTTTAACATTGTCCGCATTGACAGTTACAGGTGAGACATGGGCAAACACTGCTGATTGGATTGTTACTCGTAATGACACAGGTGTAGTAATTACTAATGCAACATTTGGTGCTGCTGGTACTCAGTCGATGACAGTCACCAACCTCCCTAATACAGCACTTACCATATATGCGAAAGTGAACAAGGCTTCACCCGCACTCAGACAGAAAACTTTGGTCGAGACCACTGTTGCTGCTGCAATTGATTCAGATGGTAATGGTGTTAAGTTTATTCCTATGGGTGTCGCAGACATCTTTAGTGTGGAATCTATCAAACAGACCGATTCTGCCGGTAATGACATCTCACGTTTGTTCAGTGTAGACAATGGTCAACGTGCAGGTTTTTATGGGAACGGTCGTTTAATTTTAGAAACTGGTGCTACAGCACCTACAGGTAATGTATTCTCTAGATTCAAACACTTTACACATGGTACTGGTGACTTCTTTGCGGTTAACTCATATACTGGTCAAGTAGAGTACGAAAAGATTCCAGATTTTGAAGTTAATCAACGTGTTTCAATCAGTTTGCGAGACGTGATCGATTTCCGTTCTACCCATAATGCAAGTGATGTCTTTGTTTCATCTGGTGTAAACGAACTGCCTCAGAATGGTGATGTGTTCCAAGCAGATGTTGAATACTATGTGCCACGTGCAGATAAGATCGTTGTAACCACACAAGGTGAAGTTAAGAATCTTGTCGGTGAGGCTGGTTTCGGTTCACAAGTTCCTGCTACTCCAGAGAACACTCTTGCACTATTCCATCTAGAACATAATGCATATGGTCTGAATGATTCGGATGTTGTAATGACACCGATCAAAACAAAACGATTTACCATGAGTGATATCTCTGAACTGGAAAAGAGAGTTGATAAACTAGAAGAAGTGACTTCTTTAAGTCTACTGGAACTAGATACTTCTGCTCTATTAGTACTAGATTCTGATGGTAACCCAAGAACTAAGTCAGGTTTCTTTGTTGATAACTTCGCAGATAGAAGTTTCTCGGACGGAGATAATCCAGAGTATCGTGCTTCAATCGACCCATCTGGAAAAATGTTGGGTGTACCCACAGAAGAAGATGATGTAATTCTTGCATACGATTCCGATCTATCGACAAACACTGTAATGAAAGGTGACTCGATCTATCTGAAGTATAGTGAAAAGGAAGGTATAGTCCAGAATCTTGTATCGTCTTCAATGAATGTTAACCCATTCGCAGTTATTACAGGTGAAGGTAATCTAAAATTATCTCCCTCTAGAGACAATTGGTTCCAAACAAGATACGCTCCCGCAAACGTTATTAATCAGACTGCAACCGAAACTCTTGCGGATTTGAATCTTGGTGACCGTTCAACGACTGTTGAAATTCGTGCAAACCGAAGAGCTCGTTGGAAATGGAGAGTTGGACGATGGCACGTTCCTGTACCAGGCTTCGGTCTTATCGGTGGCACTCAGAGTCCGACTGGTCGTGGGAGAAACCGTTTCGGTGGTTGGAGACGATCAACCGCATGGAACTGGGTGGGTGTACCTAATAATGTAAGGGCTACCGAACTTAATGGTGGAGCAGGTCGCCCCGAAGGGTTTGACCTCACTAGGTCTTTCTCGCAACGTGTAGTTGTTGGTGAAAGAACCGTTCGTAAGGTGGTCGGTGACAAAACTGTATCATTGACATTCCTACCATTCATACGTTCACGTAAAGTATTCTTCAAGGCAGAGGGTCTACGACCAAATACTCGTTACTTCCCATTCTTTGATGGTAAGGATGTAAGTGCATTTTGTAGAGAAGAGACTTTCAAACGTTATGGTCAAAAGGCAACCGATCTAACATATTCAAACAGATATAGACGTAAGTCATCACATCCACAGGGACAAACCATTCTTGAATCCGATGTGAATGGTTCTATTGAAGGTTCATTCTTTATACCTTCTAGTCCTAGTCTACGTTTCCGTGCTGGTACTCGTGAGTTCAAACTTCTTGACATTAGTAAGAATGATGACAATGCTGCACTATCACGTGCGACATTCAACTATACTGCACAGGGTACTCTGGATACTAGACAGAAGACTATTACTTCTACTCGTATTACTACAGTCCAAACAAAACGTTGGACAGAGACTACTCGTGTTCGATTTACTGACCCACTTGCACAGTCTTTCCAAGTTACAAACCCAAGTGGTATCTATGTAACTAAAGTACAGTGTTATTTCAAGAGTAAGGATACCAGTGGTGTTCCGATTCAATTACAGATTCGACCAATGGTTAATGGTGCGCCAAGTGCGACCGACATCCATTCGCAATCTATTGTGTTCTTACCACCTAGTCAGGTGAATCTACCTTCTTCACAAACACAATCTGCGGTAGTTGCTACACCTACTACATTTGAGTTCGATGAACCAATCTTCTTGAATCCACAGACAGAGTATGCGATTGTACTTCTTGCAGAATCTACTGAATATGAGGCGTATGTTGGTGAAACATATGCGTTCGAGTTAGGTTCAACCGAGAAGAGAATCTCTCGTCAACCATCTATGGGTTCATTGTTTAAGTCACAGAATGGTACGACTTGGGAACCAGATCAAACTAAAGACCTTGCGTTCAAAATCTTTACTGCTACCTTTGCAACTTCTGGTAGTGCAGTATTTGAGAACCGTGATGTTGAAGAAGAATTGCTTGACGAAAACCCACTATACATGAGTGCTGATCATGGTGCAGACAGTGACCAAGTAACAGTACTTGCGGGTCATCATGGTTTCCATGTTAACGATAAAGTTAATGTTTCTGGTCTTGTTGATGCAACTACATATAATGGTATTAAGGGTTCGTCTATTAATGGTGAAAGAACTATTACTGCGGTAGATGGATTCGTCCTACAATTCAATGCAGACTCCGCTTGTACTTCTTCAGGAAGATTTGGTGGTGATGACGTATTGATAGATAAACAAGTTATATTTGATACTTGTATACCTCAGTTCTCAACTTTGATGCCAGATGACACTTCATTGGTATACAATGCGAAATTCACTACTGGTAAATCACTTGCTGCACCTTCTGGTTCGCAAGTAAAATATCAGAAAGATGGTACGTATAGTAGTGATATCTCCATTGCTGACTTGAATATGTTTACTGCACCGAGAATGATCGCAAACACCTCAAACGAAACTAGTGAATTGGGTTCTGGTCAACGTTCTTGTACTTTCAAAGTTGATATGTCAACAACACGTACCGATGTGAGTCCTGTTATTGATGCACAGAATGCATCTTTAACAACCGAAGCAAACTTGATTGATAATCAGGCATCTGCTACTGCAAACGGATTCAATGTTCCGATTAACTATGTTGCAGAGACAGATGCGTTTGGTGGTTCCTCACTTGCAAAACATATTACTAGTGTTGGAGACCTCGAAGAACCCGCAGTTGGTTTGAAGTTAATGATTGCTGCGATGAGACCCGCTGGTAGTAACCTTGATGTGTACTGGAGAGTTGCAAATGGTGACCAAAACATCTTTGATGTGGATTGGACACTACAACCAGTAGAGAATGCGATTGCACCAGACGAAAGAAACTTCCGTGAGTATCGTTATCTTATTGGTGGTGATGGTGGTGATGTTGCACCATTCACACAGTATCAATTCAAAATAGTGTTTAATGGTAACAACACCTCTAAACCACCCCTGTTGCGTGACTTACGTGCAATTGCGATGGCTACCTAATGAGTGGAGATCATATTGGTGTCGATGGACACACTGGTTTGGTGAGAAGTTCAAACAGTGGTGCCATTATTAATATAAATAAAGATGAGATACAAAAAGCACGTGAAGTGAAAATGAAGAAACGAAGACGAAAATCAGAGTTCCAAGAGTTGCGACAAGATGTCGATGAACTAAAGGTACTTCTCAATAAACTAGTAGAGAAACTGTAAATGGCGACTAATAAACCTACAATCACAGATATTCAGGATACCTTCACTACGTTGGTAACCAATCAAAACACCATATCATTGGATTTGGGTGCGACTGGGCGTCTGAATACTAATGAAGACTCTAGTGCAGTTGCTGCTATCAACGAACTTGAAGTTGCAATTCGAGGAGCTTCCAATGAACTTGTTTCTGCGAAAATTACCACTACTGCAACTAACCTTGTAGCAGGTATCAACGAACTAGAACAAGACCTGTACAATGCGGAAGGTGGTACTAAAAGAACGCTTGCGGATTTAGGTACAAATGACCAAACTTGTATTGTTGATGCAATCAACGAACTTGAAACTGCAATTCGAGGTGATGTTTCCAACCTAGTTGAAAATAATCTTAACACTACCAAGAAACATCTTACGGGCGCAATCAATGAACTAGATTCTGACATTGGTGCGACACCACATACAACTCTGACCACTGTCGCAAAAACTCTTACAGGTTCGGTTAATGAACTTGATGCAGAGTTAGGTACAATCACTGCGGATGCGATGGGTACTACTGCAACAACTGTATCAGGTGCGATTGCAGAACTTGAAGTGGAGATTGATACACTCAATACCTTTGTTGAACCATCACAGGCATTGACTACTACGGCAGGAACACTCGCTGATGGTATCAACGAATTGGATGCAGAGATTGGTGCCGCAGTTCTTTCTACTTCTGAGACTACTGTTCGTGGTGCGATTAATGAATTACACATTGAAATGGGTGCAATTCCAGACTCAGGCGGTTCAGGAAATCTCAGGGCAAACCGCATAGGTCAATCTATTAGACTACTAGATAGTGCGGTAGGTAATATTGCACAACTAAATACTGATGGTTCCATAGGAAATAGAACAAGTCTTGTAACTGTAGTCAACTCACTTGCAGATGATATTTCTCTTTTAGACTCTGATGCTGGTATACGTGACAATCGTTTGGGAAGTTTAAGTAATCTTAATGTTGCGTTTGTTGGTTCAGAACGAGATAACTTTGTAAATGCACTTAATGCTCTAAGAGCAGATGTCCCACTTATATACGATGTAAATGGAACTCAACTAAACTAATCGGAGTATTGACACGATGAGTGTTCCATTAAAATTAAAGGATAGTGCAGCGCCAACAGAACTTCAGAAGTTTTCTTCGACTGAAGAGAACTATCTCGCATACCAAACAGGTCTATATCTCGCAGAACAGGACTCTACTAATACTGGTAGACTGTCTACGTCTTTGGCGGCATCTTCTTATCAACCTATCGGCACTTTCGTTAATACCTCTTATGATTCTGCGGTGGGTACTCCATCTGGAGTTGGCGGTTTCTTGCCGATCACCACTGTTGGTTCAGTAATAGGACAAAATACTTTTGTTCAATCTAATGCGGACAGTGATGTACGTAGACTTATCTATTCAGATTCCGATACTAGTGTGGGTTATACCCAGACTGATGGTGGTGTTGATACAGTTATACCCCAACTTAAAATCAGGGAGATGGATGATTCTGACCAAATCAGGGTGATCGATAGAATTAATTCGACCATCTATACAAACGATTACCCAGGCACATACAAATTATCTTCTTCTGGGTCACTTACCGACTATGCGATTGAAAAACATATTTTTAGTGACACTAGGACAGATGGTACTACTGTTCCATACTATCTTCATAAAAGAACCACCATGACCGCACCAACAGCTGTGCGACCATTTGCGATAAAAAGGTCTAATGGTGATAGTGGTGATTATCAGGGTCTTCAACAAATGACAGACCGACAGATAGGTCAAAGTCTGGGTACTGTATCAAAAAATCGAATTGGTCAGTCGGCTAATCCTGTCGGTTCCTACTTACTTCTAAGTTCTGCACAAGGTACTCCTGTCGCAAATGGGTATTCTGGTTCGTGGTCATCAAAGGGTACTGCAACAGACACTCGACAAGCGGTTACTGATGCAACTTATACACGTAGTAGGGTTTCAACATATGCGAGACAAAGAGATTCTACTTACTCACAAGACTACACTAGAGATAGAGCTTCGACATTCTCACAACAATTTATAGGTAATTATACTCGTAATTTTAGCGACACCTATACTAGAACTCGTACAAGTATATACTCGCCAGGCTTTGTGGGCGACTACATTGGTAACTATACTACAGAAAGAGACCAAAACTTTACAAGAGTTTCTACGAGAACCAGTACATATTCTAGAACTAGTACCAGAGATCGTAACCAAGACTTCCAAGGCACAAGTAGTTATACTGGTAATTTCCTTGGTAACTATGCTGGTGACTATTTGGGCGTCAGCAATAGTCCCTATTACGGTAATAATTCTACTTACTATTGGAGGGTTGTCCGCAGTTATTATGGCAATTCAGCAACTTTATATGTTGTCTTTAACGGCGTCACTGTAATACAGAACTCTTACTCAAATCACAGCACTGCTATGAACGTGACTTCATATCCTGGCAATGATGGTTTTACATACGAGAGAGGTGTTTCGATAACAGGTTATACCCTCACCGATAACTGGGCGGTTAGACAAAAGAATTATAATCATAATTTCCAAGGTGTCTATTCAGCCAGTTATACAAGAACCAGTACTAGACAGAATCAGTTTGTTGGCGACTTCGCAGGTAACTATGTCGGCAACTTCTCAAGAACTCTTTACTTTGATGGTGATTTTACTGGTGACTTTGTTGGTGACTTCACCCGAAATAGTACCAGAACCGTAGAAGATAGTTTTAGTCGTAACTTTGTTGGTGACTATGTCGGCAACTTCACTAGAACTAGAACAAGTAATTATACAAGGGAGAGGAATACACAGTTTCAGAGAACACGTACAAGTACCTATGCTGGTAACTTTACTGGGGACTTTACTGGTAACTACGGTGGTAATTTCCTTGGTAACTATGTTGGTACTGCTGTGGTAACTCTAAGTAGTAATGAAGCTGTTACTAATGTGGATACTACTATAGTAAGTTCCGGCTCAAGAACGATTACTTATCTTCAGATGGCAGGATATTTTACTGGTTATGTTGATGGTGGTCAACGTCTAATGAGATTCTACCGTGCTTTCCAATATAATGAAATGACCAATCAAGGCCCGGCTTTTTATACTTATTTGTTCATGGCGGAGAATAGTGATACTGGCGACATTGAGGACAGCACACCAGCCGCTTATGGTGGTTCTTATGGGTCGCCAGAGGGCGGTTTCGCCCAAGCACTCTCTCGCCTACAATCAACCAGCTCCTCTCTTCGCTATACGGTAACCGTTGGTAGTGGAACAGCCTCTTATACTAGAACATCTACCCGAACTTCAACCAGAAATTCTACTCGAGCTTCAACCAGAACGTCTTCAAAGAATTTCGAAGGAAACTACACAGGTGACTTTACTGGTAATTATTCAAGAAACTTTGTGGGCAATTACACAACAAACTTTCAGAGAACACGAGTATCCAGTTACATTGGCGCATCAGAATTCTCACGAGATTTCGTTGGTAACTATGTTGGCAACTACAGTAGTGAATTTTTACGTACCTCTACAAGAACAAGATCGGAGAATTATATAGGTAACTATACTGGTAATTATGCGAGAAGTTTTGAGGGTAATTATTCAAGAACCTTTACAGGAAATTACGCTGGCACAGAAATAGGGAGTAGTCCCACAAACATTGAGACATATACACTCTATGTAAGAACCGCATAAATAGAGGTATTATGGGAGATACTACACTAAAACTTGAAGGCACTAATGGTGACCTCAAGGAAATAACGACTACCGAAGAGAACTACCTTGCGTACCAAGCTGGGTTGCATATCTCTACATTAGATTCTAACGCCCTAGGTATGTTGTGTACTGTTAATAACAATGTTAAAACTGTTGGTGTGCTTACCGATGGGTATTATAGTTCTGGGCCAGGCAGTCATGCATTCGATGGTGGTGGTGTTCCTGTAACCACAGTGCAAACGACACTATTTCAGAAAGGTACTGCTGATACAGTTGATTTTGCCAATGATTCATCTGCATTCCGATACCCAATTGAATTTACTGATAACAGCGGAACGTCCGAAATACATGAGTTAGATTCTTCGGAAGTTGACACTCTCACCGACCGATTACTTTCTCGTATTACAACATCCGAATATCCTGGCACAATCAAGATCGGTTCATCTGCACCCAGTTCAGATTATTCGGTATACAAAGCTGGAGTCTTTGAAGATACTCTGGTTGATGGTACTGCCGGAACAACTTATAATCTGTATATAAGAGATACGATGACCGCACCCACGGCTGTGCGACCAGTTGCAATCAAAAGGTCTAGTGGTCTGACAGGCACTTTCCAAGGTCTTCAGGAAATGACTGATGCCGAAATTGGTTATACCTTTGGTACAAGATGTCAAACTAGGATGCAAAAAGATGGTTTTTCATTTCCTGTTGATATTGGTAGTTATCAGTTAAGAAGTAATTCACAAGGTGCGCCATCTTCGTCAGGTACTTGGGTCTCTCGTGGTACTGCGACAGATACACGTCACTCAACAGGGGACGTAAATTACACCACAGATTTTACCCGAACCCGATCAAGTAGTTTTGAAGGAAATTATTCCAGAACCTTTGCAGGAAATTACTTAGGTAACTTTACTGGTAATTTCCAGTCAGGTTTCACCGGCAACTTCGAGGGCAATTTTTCAAATTCTGGGTTTCTTGGTGATTACACTGGTAATTATAGTAGAAACTTTGTTGGTAACTATACTGGTAATTATTCGAGAAACTTTGTAGGCAATTATACAGGTAATTATAGCAGAGACTTTACTGGTAACTATGCAAGAGCATTTAGTGCAAACTATCAGAGAACACGTACAAGTAACTTTGTTGGTGATTTCACTGGTAATTATAGCAGAGACTTTGAAGCTAATTATACACAAGACTTTACTGGTAACTTTGCTGGTGATTTCACAGGTGATTTTACTGGTAACTTTACAAATGTGTTTTCCCAAGCGTATACCAGAACTCGTGTAACAGACTTTACTGGTAACTATGCTGGTGACTTTGCTGGTAACTTCTTTGGTAACTACGGTAGAACCTACTTAGGTAACTTTACTGGTAACTTTGTTGGTAACTATACCAGAACATCAACACGTACTAGTAGACAATCTTCATCATATGTAGGCACTACAAATTATTATGGTAACTTTACTGGTAACTATACCAGAACATCAACACGTACTAGTACTAGGAATGATGGATCAACATATACGAGAACGAGTACGAGAACGAGTACGAGAGCGAGTACGAGAACGAGTACAGGCAATTTTGTTGGTAACTATACTGGTAATTACTCAAACGATTTTACAAGAAATTCTACTCTTAACTCTACCAGAGATTCTCTTAATGACTTTACTGGCGACTTTGTTGGTAATTATTCAAGAGCATTTAGTGCAAACTATCAGAGAACACGATCAAGCAATTATGTAGGTGACTACACTGGTAATTATTCTAGGGACTTCTTGAGAACGAGAAGTTCTGCATTTTCGGCTGAATACCAAAGAACGAGGAGTTCTGCATATTCAGCTGAATACCAAAGAACGAGAAGTTCTGTCTTCTCTGCTAACTATACAAGGAATCGAGTTTCCACATTCTCGCAGGATTTTACCAGAAATTCCACAGGTGATTTTACTCGTGATAGTACAGCGACCTCAACGAGATCACGTACTAGTACTTTCAGTGCAAACTATAGTAGAAACTTTCTTGGTAACTATACTGGCGATTTTCAAGGAACAACTGTTGGTAGTGGAACCTTTGTCAGTGCAACATATACCCTATACCAAAGGGTTTCGTAAAATACTTATATATAATTTTGAATGAATTAGGAGACAACAATGTCTAGAACATGGTTAGATAATGCATTTTGGGAAACCCCTCGAAAGAAAACTCTAAATGCAATTAGTGAGATTGTCGAAGGAAATAAAACAACTCGTAAGGTTTGGAAACTCGACAAGTTAAACGCTGACGGCACAGAGAACGAAGATTTCAAAGAAGTCGTTGCGTTTCTTGGCGAAGAACAGATTAACAATTCAAGTAAGAAACGACTCGAACAGAAACAAGAAGAAGCAGAAGTTGATAAACAACAAAAACTTGAAAAGGAACGTGCGAAGAAACTAGAGAAACTATTTGCATATAAACTAGAAACCTTTGAGATCGAAGAAATCAAAGCATCTAAGAATCGTGCATTGAAATCTAAACTGAGACGTTCTAAGTCTGTCCCTGAAGTGAACCTTTACGCTATTTTAATTATACAGGACTCTATGAAAAATGAAGGAACTCACTAAAGGTTTTGTGATTGTTGCATCCAGAAATTCAAACTTCTACATTTACGCTTGCAACCTAATAGAATCAATCCGAGACTGGTATCCTGATGCGAATATAACACTTTTCACTGAAGAAAGGTTTATTGACCATCGTGCAGATGAAGCTGATAATGTCGAAATTTGTGACAATCATTATCGTGCGAAACTAACTGGTATGGCCCAAACACCCTACGACATCACCATGTATGTTGATGCAGACATGGAATGCGAACACGAAGACATCGCAAAGGTCTGGGATGAAATGAAGGACTATGATTTAGTCTTTCATGAATTGAATAAAGAACGTGAAAAGTTTTATGCAATTCGTGAATTTAAGTTTGATGGTGGCGTTGAGAAGTACAAGTTATGTGGGGGTGTGTGTCTCTATCGTAGTTCCAATCCATTAGTAAAAGAGTTCATGGAGGACTGGGATGATCTGTATCGTAGACAACATTCGGGTCAATGGAAACCCGATGGTTTTGATGATGATATTTGGAACAAAGACCTCAAACACTTTGATCAGACAACCCTCTGGTGGTTGACCGAGAAGGTGGAAAAGTACAAAGGCTTGAAGATCGGAATCTTTGATGATGACATTCGATGGAACTACTTTACACAGTATGATTATAGTGGTTTGAAAAAACCAGATAAACCCCCAATATTGAGACACTATTCTGGATGTTTACAGAAGGATAAGTTGATTGTATAATGAAAAATATTCCTATAAGAAATAAGGAAGTCATTGAACTTCTCGAAGAAGTGAAAACATACTATGATGACCGTGAACATCTAATGTCACTTTTGCGTGTTAATGGAAGTGAAAAGGATGCGGATTGGTTTACAAGTGATGAGTATCGTGACCAAATTATAAACATGGATACCGACCACGATGGGTATCCAGAAGCTACTCACTCAATATCACTAAAAAACACTCATCTAGACACTAATGGTAAGACCAAAAATAATGCTGAAATAGCAAAACTCGTAGAAAGATTTAGTATACTTAATGAAAAATTGTGTACCATATTCTCTACACGAACGTGTGCATTGTTCACAATGTATCCGCCTGGCGGGTTTCTCTCGTGGCATAACAATGCAAATGCGTGTGCATATAACTTAATCTTCTCTTGGTCAGAAACTGGAGACGGATACTTCAAATATGTTGATGGTAAGACAGGCGAAGATGTTGTCATGCAAGATGTACAGGGTTGGCAATGCAAAGCTGGATACTTTGGTTCGTATAGTGAATCTTGGGACAAAAGAGTTTATCATGCCGCAAAAACTAATTGTTGGAGAATAACCGTTTCTTTTATCTTTGACGAGAGTGCAATGTCTATGGGTATGCAAGACGAAATCATAGAAGAAATAATGTCCGATTACTAAAATCTTGGAGTTCTAAACCTTATAAATAAACACATAAAGGTTTTATTTAACATGGGTATTTAGAATGTCATCAACAAATTACGAAGATATAACAATTAATCAGGGAACAGATGTTGCAATTGAAGTGCATCTGGTTCATGATAGTGGAAGTGCGTTTGACTTGACAAATAGGTCAGTTTCTGCTATGATGAAACGCAGATACACTGACTCTGCAAACGACCCCGACACACTACAATTCAATGCAGTAGTAGCAACCCCACCAGCTGATGGGATTCTCACTTTATCACTCACTAATGCACAAACAGATGCTTTGAAACCTAGAGGTAGGTACGTCTATGACGTAGAGTTATCTCACACTGATAGTGATACCAATACAATAACCCAGAGAATACTCGAAGGTCAAATCGAAGTATCTCCCTCGGTTACAAAATAAGAAGAGGAAAGAGATGGCTATCAAAGCTACGTATAGTGACAAGATTGTAGTCAAAAAAATTGTTGTAGGAACACCAGTAAAAAAGGTTACCGCTGGTTCATTCGCTATCACCAACTTGGGTGGTGTGGATGTGTCTGCAACCGAAGAAAATGGTTCTATTCTTGCATATAATACCACAACAAGTAATTATGAAGTAACCAACTTACGTAGTGAAGAGAACATCTTTGTAACATTTGATAGTTCCGCAAATACATATACCTTTGGATTTACCAATAGAGATTTTGTTGGTAATCTAGAACCCGCTGATGACGTAACATACGACCTCGGAACACCTACACATAGATGGCGTGACCTTTATCTAAGTGGTAGTTCAATTAAGATGGGTTCATTATCAATTCAAGATAGTGGCGGTGACTTAGTTGTAGTCGATAGTGATGGCAACAAGACTAGTCTAGGATTGTCTTTAAGTACAAACAATACTGCGATATTCTCATTGGATTCTAATAATGGTACGTTTGTATTTAATGATTCCGATGTCGCAC